CGATCGTCTTTGGTGACCTGCTCGAAAGCGCCGGCGCCGGAACGGGCACGCTCGTGAAGCGTAACGCAGGTACAACGATTGCAAGGGCTCTGGAGGCCGTCGACAATTCAGGCGGCTCGAACGCAGCTCGTATCAAGGTCGAGATCGTTTAGCGGCCGAATTAACCCACGTAACCAAGGAGACGTCAATGCCCGCATCGACTGAACAATCCGACATCATCACTCTGGGGTCCCAGGGCTTGACAGGTATGGGCTCAGTAGCCCATAAGCTGCTAGCAAACGGCCTCAATATCAACGCTCTGCGTACCAACGACGTCCTCCGCAAGGAGGAATGGCTGGTCTATGATCGAACAGTCATCGACGTTGCTAGAGCACGGCTCGTCGGAGTCGCCGATCTGTTGAGCGCCAACCTGCGACTCGATCTGCCGAATGCCTTCGGTACGACGGTTGTACAGTGGGAGAAAATGTCCGACATGACTGGTGCACAGATCGACATGCACGGGCTGACGGAGGGCGAGAAAGATCGCCTCGAGTTTTCGCTCGAAAACGTGCCGGTACCGATCACCCACAAAGAGTTCTCCATCAACATCCGAGCACTCGCGGCCTCCCGCAACGGCGGTATGCCCCTCGATACAACCCAGGCAGCGGTATCAACCCGTCGTGTATCGGACGGCCTGGAGAACATGCTGTTTAACGGTTCTACCATCAAGGCCGGAGGCGGATCGATCTATGGCTACACGACCTTCCCGTCTCGCAACATTGGCAACCTGGCAGCTGCATGGTCAACAGCTACCGGCGCCCAAATCCTCGCCGACTTTCTGGCTATCATCGACGCTCTCGTAGCCGACAATATGTTTGGCCCATACATGGTGTATGTGCCGGTGACATACTACACCAATATGCTGGACGACTTCAAGACCGCAAGCGATAAGTCCACGCTCCAACGCCTTCTGGAGATCCCGCAGATTTCCGGGATCAAGCCAACCACGCAGCTGACCACCGGAGTCGTGTTCGTGCAGATGACCAGCGACGTCGTCGACATGGTGGTGGGCTTCCAGCCTATCCCGGTCATGTGGGAGAGTCACGGCGGCATGGTGGTCAACGTCAAGGTTCTGGCAATCATGGTACCGCGGCTGAAGGCGGACTACGACGGCCGGTGCGGTATCGCGCACTACAGCGAATAACATTACTGGGGGCGAGGAGCCGAGCAGGATGCGGAGCTAACTACTCCGGCATCCTGCCTTCTTGAATAACAGTTAGGAGTTAATCATGGCAATAGCCAAGTTCAGAGTGGTTGATGGCAAGTGTGCCCTACCAAGAGCCAAGGGGCAGTCTCGGCAGTTTGCTCACAAGGACGACGTGGTGGAGCTCGAAGAGTCGTTTGTAGCCAAGTTCGCGAACAAGTTTGAGCGAGTCCCTGCTGCAGCCCCTGCTGCGCCCCCTGCGTCGGCTGCGGCCCCTGCCGCAGTACTTACCCCCAAGGCGGCACCACAAGCAATAATGCTCCAAAACTCTCTCGCCAGACTTCCGGGACAGATCAAGAAGGGCGAATATAAGGACCCGGAATACGTCGTTGGGGCGATGCGGAGCCATTACGGCGCCCTCTTCACTCCGGTTATCGAGAAACGGGTTCGTGCAATGTTCCCAGTGAAACCAGCTGCACCCTCTGGGGCCTCCGTGCCTGCTCCTGAAAAGTTGACGCCTGCCGAAGTTGAAGCCAGACAGGCTGAGACGGCATAGAGGCCTAAATGCCAAGGGTCTCTGAGGACCAAGTACGAGGGGTCACAAACGAACCTAGTACCGTTGACGCTTCACAGGCTATCGACGCAGCAACTCTGTTCGTCGATGAGGAGCTTGTTGGCAAGGGCCCCTCGGATGCCCGACTTGTCCAGATCGAGCTCTACCTAGCGGCCCATTTCCTTGCTATTACCACCAGAGAAGGGCCTCTGGCTGCAGAAACAATGGGCGACGCCTCGGAGCGTTACCATAACATCTATACCGCCGGCTTACGGTCTACTCGCTTCGGGCAACAAGCCGTTCTACTAGATACGTCCGGAACGCTAGCTGCTATTGCCTCGAAGTCCGAAAACTTGGACAAGAAGGACGCGGAGTTCACTGTCATTTAAGGAGAAACCATGAAGCTAAAACGGCTCTATCATCAGGACAAACTCGTTCGGGACGAGACCGGAAAGGTCACCGAAGTACTCTCGGGTGCCGTAAAAGGAGTCAAGGTTATCACGGCCAAACCAGTTCAACACTTCTCTGGATCCTGAGATCCTAGCAATTAGAGCGAGGCTCGCATGAGCAATATTGCCGATAGGGCCTTAATCCAAGATGCCACCTTGTGGACTGTAAGTCCGGACAACTTCGGAGGGGACACCTTTGGTAGCCCCGTCCCTGTTAAGTGCCGCTGGGAAGACCGCAACGAAAAATTCACTTCACCGACAGATCCGAGCGAACAAGTATCCAGATCGATCGTGTTCTTAGACCGAAACGCTAACGTTGGAGACTACCTTTTCCTTGGTACCTCCGTTGCGAGCGATCCGAGCGTTGTTGTAGGGGCCTTCAAGATTCGCCGGTTCGACAAGTGCCCGAATCTCCGTAACCTCCTGATCGTCAAAAAGGCATACCTCTAATGGCCATCCGTCTTCCTTCTGGTTCGGTTATAGGCTCTCTGGAGACCGGACGTCTTGGTGGGCGCACAAGGCAAGGCTCGCCCGCATTCTATCGTAAGGCCTTCACGCAAAGTGCTCGCACGTCGATGTCGGAGATTATCCGGAAGTACTCCCAGATCGTGAGCCGCCTAAAAGGCGTTACGCCCGACATCTTGCTTGGGGCCATGCAACCTATCTACGAGAAGTCGCAGATGTACTGTCCCTTCAAGACAGGCGCTCTACGAGGATCGGGTACTCTACGGATAACGGAGCAAACAAACAACAGGGTTAAGGCTGTGATCTCGTATGGCGGCCCGAGCGTCCCCTACGCAGCTATTGTTCACGAGCGGATGGACCTGAACCACGAGGCTCCGACACGAGCCAAGTTTCTTCAGTCCGCAATGGAGGAAGAGTTCGACAGCCTCTTAGCTCACATAGCGATCGCCTATGCAGGGGAGTTAAGACAATGAAAGACCCTGCGAGCGCTATAGTGGAGCTGCTTACTGGAAAGGTCAACTATGACCTGAATGTCGGGCAGTTCCCTTCTGCGCCCGATAAAGCAATCCTCGTGAACTGCTCAGGCGGACGGTCTCCTTATCCTCATTTGGCATTGAACTTTCCTTCTGTTCAAGTAATGGTACGAGGCAAGCCGAGCGGATACGAGGAGGCCAGGACTGAAGCATCCCAGGTCTGCGACGTGCTCCTGGGGATGGGCAACGAAGTGGCAAATACAGACACTTACAGATCCTGCAATCAAATGGGGGATGTTATCTATCTAGGCCAGGACGACAGAGGCCGGCCAACCTTCTCGGCGAATTTCTGGTTTATTGTCGAGCCTTCTGACCTAGGTAACCGTAGAGCAATCAACTAGCATCAATCAACCAAGGAGACGAATATGGGCGCCAAAACTATTGCCATCTCAGCTGATGACATCACATACAACAACCTGCCTGGGTCTCAAGGGGAGCTCTCACGTGAAGGAGCCGTGATCGACGACACGATCTTCGGCCAGTCCTTCAAGTCAGGACTGACTGGGATTCTGACATGGTCGGTTACCGCCAACGCGGTTTACAAGGGCTTCGCTGGCTACCTTGCCAAGTTGAAGAAGCCTGGTACTCCTACCGCTGCCGCTGGCGAAGCCTGCACGGTTATAACAGGCAAGACATACCAGATCAACAATACCGCGAAGCGTGTCTGGGACCGTACGGTCAACGTCGTCGTAAAAGACAACGCAGTCGATCATACGGCTGATGTTGCGTCGGTCAACTACCTGTTCGGCAAAGTAACGTTCGATAACGCGTATGCGGTTGTCGGGCCTGTAACGGTCGATGTAACGTATCTGCCGATGGTCGATCTAGGCAAGGCACAATCCTACACCCTAACCCAGACGGCCGATGCCATCAAGGATACGGACTTTCCGACGGCCCAAGCGAATGGCGGTTTCAATACGCACCGTCCGGGCCTAAGGACGATCGCTGCGGAGTTCCCAGTGGTGCACAGTATGTACGACGATTGGCAGCAATTCCTGATCGATCGGAACGAGATTATCATTGAGATCAATCCCGATGGTAATTCCAAGTCGATTGCTCGTGGGTTCTTCCGGCTGATGTCCGATCGCCAGTCAGGTAACGTTGGGGCCCTGGAGCAAGAGAACATCAGCTTCTCCTTGAACGTTCCTCTTGCCGATAGCGGCGATCCGGATATCGAGCTGCCTTTCTCCTGGTCGCATACCGTTGACTCGCCAATTCCGGCGGCAATCAAAACCGCCTTGGATGCCTACATCGATGAGACTGAGGTCTACGTGAAGTACCTACCGGAAGGTACCAACGGCGTGAAGGGCCAAGGGGTTGTTACAAACCTGTCGTTAACCGGAGGGATGGAAGCACCGAACGTGTTTGCCGTGACAGTTATAGGCGATGGAGGCCTGACTGACGTAGCACACGTATAACCGAGTAAGGAGCTGGGCCGCCAAAGACGATACGGAGTGCCGTAGGAGGCGGCTCAGATAGTACAGGAGTAATTAACCGCGCTGAATAAGGCGCTTTATAGAAGGAGCTATACCATGACACACCGCGACGAAATCCGATCCAAGTTCTTTTCCACCCAGACGGCCGTACGGCTCATTGCTCTCTCGAGCGGCTTCGAGGTCGAAGTTCGGCAACCCACAGTTGGGGCTCAGCTCGACCTCATCGAGCAGCCCGACCAGAAAAAACGCATGCTTCGGGTGTTCGTAGACAACGTCTTCGTGCCCGGTACTAACGAGAAGGTCTTCGAGGAAGGTGACTACGAAGCCATGATGTTGATCCCCGCCTCCGGGGACTACCAGAAGATCATGACGGCCATGACGGAGTTGATGGACCTCAATAAG